TAACCATTCAGTGCCAGCGCAATCATATTCATCTAATATCGCAACACAATCTTTCCATCTATGAACGTTGAAATATTCCATGTAGGAATTCCAAAGTTCTATGTTTTTAGGAAGTGTGTCTTTTATTTGTTCATAAAGTGCATCGCTTTTTATTTTCTCTTCACTCCAACTAGTTCCTTTTGTGTGAAGATAAAAAATTTTATAATCTTGATTCTTTACAGCAAAACGATACAAATCAAATAGCGTATCAGCTTCGGAATCAGTCTTTACATTTCTTTTAGTTTTATTAACCTTAACCAATTGATATGGTAAGGCTTGGTCACCATTAACTCCAAAATGAATATAATCCGCAGCATCATATAAGCCAGATTGCTGCAAAGCAATTATTTGTTTTTCAAATAACTGTTTCCAATGACTGGATTGATAGATGTGATAAAAGATAGCAATTTTATTGCTCATAAAAATTCTCAATTAAATTTTTACTGGATGCGGTCTTCTCTTGTTATCCTTAATTGCAACGAGCCATGCATTTGTGACTGCGATTTTATCATCCCACCAAATTGTATCCAAACGAAAATCTTGGAAGCGAATCGTATTGTTACGAATGAAGCGAGCCTTATCTTGGCGAGTATAATACCAGAAAGAATTTTCGTTCCAATAACTTACATGCGTTGGATCTTGGAATGCACCACGACCATCTGTACTTGGCACTTCAATAAACGCCCAACCACCGTCGGCAAGGACGCGATAAATTTCAGACATAATCTTATGTTTATCGTTTAAGTGTTCAATTAGGTGCGAAGCGTTTAATACACCAACACTGTTATCTGGTAATGGAATACCTTCGTTCAAATCGCAAGTAATATCGCCACCTTCTAGATCGAGAGTTTTACATCCTGCTCTAGGATTGATACCACCACCAAGATCAACAATCATTAAATTGCGATCTTTTGCGTCTTTGACTGCCAAATCCCATGCGTGCTTATGGAACAATTCAACAGTGCGTTCTTGAATTGCTTTATTACGCTCGAGCCAAGTGTTATTGCCCGTAATGCGATAAACATAAAGTGGTTTATTGATGTGATGCATCTTTGTTGCAAGATAAGTGCGAATCATCAACTCATGGTCGTCGCAAATATCCAACTTTGGATCATGACCACCAATTTGAACATAGAGATCTTTACGCCAAGCACGAACGTGATCTGGTGCGTACCAAATAAAGGCAACGCTATGGCTTGATGGTGGGAAAGAAATCATTGAATAGTATTCTTTTCCACGCCATTCAAACTTTTCATGTTCCCAACCGTAGTATGGGTTGTATGGAATAAATTCGTCTTTCATGTGCCAATTGATATCGTTACTATAAACGAAACCAACGTCAGAATCATTTTCAAATGCTTGTTTTAATTCTTCTAGGCAGTTTGGAAGGAGAAGATCGTCGTGATCGACTTCGACAAGAATGTCTCCTTCACCCTTCATGAAGGCGTTATGTTTATTGAATCCCACACAAGTATTGTTTTCGTGGCATTCATAAATTTTAACGCGAGGATCTGCTACGATGGCAGAATCAACGAGGGAGCGTGATGCTCCCCCGTTGAGCCATAATACCCATTCCCAATCTGTATAGGTTTGTTCTGTTAAACTCTGATACAGTTCAAAAAGAAACGCATTTTTTAAGTGTGTCGCGGTGATAATACTAAATTTCACAAGTCACCTCATAGTTTTTCAAAACAAAACCTAACAGATTAAAGAATTAATTACTGAGCAGCTGGAGCCTCAACAACAGCAGCATCAGCAGCTGGAGCCTCAACAACAGCAGCGTCAGCGGCTGGTGCTTCAGCAGGAGCAGCGGCTTCAGCGGCTGGTGTTTCTTCAACAACAACTGCTTCTTCCTTTGCGCCACAAGCAACTAGACCAAAAGTAACAAGACCAACAAGAATTAACTTATTCATATATATTCTCCTTTTTTTATTTAACAACACAATCAACTCTTAAAATTTAAATATGCCATAGTGAATTATGGACAACGAGGATCGCGCAGTGCACCGCCACAAATCACTTCTGCTGGCAGAGGTGGAGGTGGGGGTTCAGGACAGGTGCAACAACGAGGTCCTGTCCCTGGCACCCAATCATCATCACCTAGAGCAACCTTTGGTTGTGCGTTCTGTTCTGTCTTTGCCTGTGCTAGACCACTATAAGCCCAGTTGGTGCTGACCACACCCACCAGCAATCCCACTAGCGCAGCAAACCCAATAGTTAAATTTTTCACTTTACTTCTCCTGGTTAGATTTCACATACACCTGCAGAGCATGCAAGTTCTTTTGCTGAAGTTGTTGTATCCGTTTCTTCCATGAATTCCACCCAGTTGATGTCAACGTTTTGGAACGCAAGGAGTTCGTTATACTTGGCTTCATCAATTTCTTCGTAAGGTGCTTGACGATATGAACCATTGTCGCGTGGAAGGAAAGAAACGCCCGAAAGAATCGAGATGTTCTTATAAACCCATGCACCAACTTCCATCCACTCATCATCACCGACGTATACTGTAATAGAAGGCTTGTGTTCGCACCAGTGATCCTGATAGATCTTCCAAAGTTCCAACTGTTCAATCGCAGTCATGTCATTGCGAGTAACAGAGTTCTTTGGAGCCTTCATTGGGAAACTGAATACCCAGTTTGATTTGCTGTAGAAATCTTCTTCAGCCTTGTATCCCTTGTCAATCATAAACTGTGCAAGTGGGTCCTTCATGTCCGCTCTTACACGGCGAATGTAAAACTGAGCATAACGTGGGTGAATGCCTGATGCGGAATCCACCAATTGTGAAACAGTGCCAGAAGGTTTGACGCAAGTAATTGCAGCCGACTGTGGAACACCAAGAGCGTCTGCGAATTCCTTATTCGTTTCAACACAGTGAAGTCTGATAGCATCCAATGCATCCGCAAGTTTCTGTGACGGCTTATTTAACAACTTGCTATCACAAATACCTGTGAGTGAAACACCAAGCAATCTTTCTTCATCGCAGTTATTCTTCCACTTCTTGTTGATGTAACGGAAGTCAGTTAGCGTTGACTGAAGTGTGCCGATGATTGTAGCCAAACGAGCCTTGCGCTTCAATGAGTCAACATCATCATTTGCACGAACAACGATCTCTGAAAGATTACAGAACTCAAATGGACGCAAGATAATTTCAGAACATGGGTTTGTACCAAACTCATGCTTTGGATCACGACGACCATTTTTCTCAGCAACAGCCTGTGAAGCAGCGCGTGAGAAAATTCCACGCTCACCTGAACGTGACATGTACAATGCATGCCATTCGTTCATGAATGTGTCCATGTCTACTTGCTTGTCGTACACAGCCGAGATATTTGCAAGTGCTCTTTGCCCATTATGTGTCCACCATTCTCCAGACTTTGCATGACGGAGATGATCATCGTTAAGATCGGTGAGAGAAATTAGAGCAGAACGGCGAACGCCACCACAAACAACAATATCAGCAATCTTACATACGATGTCATGACACTCGAGTGTAGAAAGTTTACGACCACGAGCCTTCATGAAAATATTAAGGGTAAAATTGATCAAATCAACCAATGGTTCTGGACCAGAAGCGCGACCACCAAATGTCTTCAAACGCTCACCTGCTGGGCGAACCTTGCTAACATCCCACTTTGGAATCTTGCCAGAGTATAGCAATGAAATGATTTCACGATAAGCAGATGCCCAACCAATCTTGGAATCAGCAATCACAACAGTTGTATCTGTCTCATGAAGTTCTTCTGGAACTTCTGGAAGTTTGTTTGTATACTTTGACTCAACAGAGAAGCCAACGCCAGTTCCGCACATGAGGATGTACATGATTTCATCGAATGCTTTTGTATTATCAATGGCGACATAGGAGCAATTATATCCAGCCACTTGATCTTTTTCCAAAGCAGGACCAGCAGTCATCAAGCAACGCATTGATGGCATGACTTCAAGATTTAAAATGGCACTACGAAGTTCTTCCCATGGAACCTGTTTGTTGTTATTGGTCTTATCCTTAAAGAAACTGATATAACGATCTACAGTCTCATCCCAAGTCTCGCGACGACCAAGTTCGTCATTGAAACGAGCATAACGTGAAATGTGGATAAAGTCTTGATAGATTGTGGGAAGTCGAGTTGCCATCTATTGCTCCTTGGAATATTTTTAGGTGAGACAGTATATATGATACCATCAGCCATTTAGTCTATTAATTTTTTCAATCATTATCTTGGAAGTAGCCAGAGGAGAGAAATGATTTTCATACCACTGTTTACTTTCATTACTTAAAACTTGTAATAAGTTAGCGTCTTTCAACAAAATTTCTGCGATTTGCATACCATCATTCCAGTTATTCACTTGAAATGCTGGCATCCCCTGATAAAATTTCCGATCTGGTAACTTTTCAGTGATTATGACGCATCCGTAGCGCATCGCTTCATAAATTCTAAAACACTCTATATTATAAAATCCTTTTGGGCATAAGGCAATTTTACTTAATCGTAGTTGATTAGTGTAATCTTCCGCACTCACACCATTATTAAAATCATAGTTAAACTGGAGTTTGTCATTATTCCTTTTACATAAAAGATAATGATTCAGCCACTTTAAAATCTTAGCCTTTTGAAAGAACAGCCCCGCAGTTATCCAAAATGGATTGATGTTTGCAAGTCTAGAAGCGAACGAAATTCTGTTTCTATTCAAAGCGCCGATAAAATTGAGATCAAATATACGTTCATCAATATTAACATTTTCGTTTTGAATCTCAGCGAAACTATGGTAACCAAGAGGGATAGTAGTTACATTTTCACAGTTCCAATAATAATTTGCAAAAACGTGTAAAAACTTATTTGCAATTCTTTCAAGATTATTTTTCTTTTCTTCACCCCCTCTACTGATTAGGATCTTTTTCGGATGGTCAAAAAATTCACTAATTAAATTTCCACTGTCATTATTATCATGTATAATAAAAAGATAATCTTTATAATTATCTAAGTTTTGCTCTAAAAAAGTAAAAACCTTTTCCAAATATGTTCCAGGAATTAGACTGAAGTTATTCCCGAAATCATCAACAACATTATTCATTTGAAATGAATTGTGTTGAAATTGGAAATACCTCAGCAATAACTTTAGCGCATTCTTTAGCAATATTCATATGCTCAAGTTGCGTACCATTACCGCTGCGGAGTTGTATATAGTGAATCCAAGATCTTAGAGTTCCACTCATATACATGCGCGAAAGAGTAAGACCTTCTGGAAGAATAGCGCGAGCCTGTTCTTTGGCAATATTATGTTTAATTGCCCAAGCATAGTTAGATTTGACTAACTCTAGGATCTGACGTTGACGTTCATGCCATTCGTACATAAGCATGTAGTCATCGGTCTTTACGCTATTTTGACGATTTACAGGATCTTGAAGTCTTGCTTCACGAATTTCAAAATCTAAATCTTTGGTTGGATCAGCATAACGTTGTGAGAATTCTTGGAAAGAAAAACTACGATGACGTAAAATTTGGCGAGCAATGTCGCGTGTTGTTTCAATTTCCAAACACATAGTAGCCATCTCAAGTGGTGACCAATGTTGGTGCTTGATCAAATACTTAATTAATTTTTCTGCAGTTTCTGCATTCATTTGGTTTGAGGGATTGGAGACTCTTGCGCAATATGCAACAAGATCCGTTGGCGTCTCCAATCCCTCAAGAACAGGCTTGCTATAAGAAATCAATCTTACCTTCATATCAAAAATCCTTAACGTCAAATTCTAATGCTTTATGTTTCACTTCAAGTGTGCCGCCTTCTGCAGCAAGCGTTTGCGCACGAACGTATGCGTCTTTATAATCAGCAAAGATTGAATCGTCAAACCACCACCAAGCATCAATAACGTATTGTGGTTTGCGGCGATATTCAACATACCATTTGCCGTTATGGAATTGTACTCTCACTTTCGTGATTGGATGCTTAACAATTTCTAAACCGAGATCTTCTAGTGAACTCATCGTTAACACCTTTTCCAATTCGTGAACTTCAGTTTGGCTTCTAACCCGCTGAAAGTGTTGGTATCTATAATAGTTTTTATTTGATCAGAAGTCAATCCATTTGATATCATTTCATTGATATCCTTACCATTCACTGCTTCTGGAAACAAACAAACTTTATAACCCTTATTAATCGACTTTTCAATTTGCTTTACAATATCTTTGTTTCGTGGCTCGTTATCGTAAACAAGAACAACATCTAGTTCTGGAAAAACTGCTGCCACGTTGCCCAAATTACTATCACCAGAGGCAATGCTATTTTCGACAAATAAAGAATCAAACTGTCCTTCAAGGACATAGACTTTATTTTGCTTGCACAAGCGATGCAATCC